TTTTATTTTGATAAATATATCTTCTCTTTCAGGTGGTATATTATATTCTTCAATAACAAATCCTTCTTCTGAATCAGTATCTTCATCAGTATCTTCATCAGATTTTACTTCGAATTTTTCTTTCAATTCTTCATCTTTTTCATCGTTAATCTCAGGCTTTAATCTTATTTTATTTAAATATTCTTTTGTAGCAAAAGAATATATTAAAGGTTCATTCATTTTTTCAATATCCAAATTATTATAGTTATCCAAATAAGACATATAATCAGATGCTTTTATTTCATAAACACCTATTTGTATTACTTTATTATTGTATTTAACTAAATAAATTGGAAAATATGATATATTTTTATCTTCATATGTATTTTTTTGATTACCTATCGCAATTATAACATCAATACCATTTATTTCTATTTCGTATAAGTCAGCTTCTCTCTTTAAATCATCTGGATCTACGCTTTTTAATTCTGGATAACTTACATTACTATCTAATTTTGATAATACCATTATATAATTTATTTATATATTTTATATTTAACTTAGTATAAAATATATAATAATGGAAAATGAATTAAATGATAATATTAAAGAAAATGAATTAAATAATAATATTAAAGAAAATTTAGAACAGTTAATTATTAAATTGATAGACGAAAACCAACTTCTAGAAAAAAAAGTATTCAAATATAAAGAAGAAAATAAGTTGTTAAATATAGAAACAAATAAACAGAAAAATGATATATATAATTTGAATATAAAAATATGCGAATTAAAATTAAAAATTCATTCTATAAAAAAATTATTTAGAGGTAGTATAATATTATTTTAGCGTCTTAAATATTCAAATTTATAAATTATAATTATAATAAATTATATATAATAAATTACATATCAATTAAATCCATAAATTTAAATAGTGATTTATTTGTTAAACTTTTATAATCTTTAACTTTACTTTTTGCGATCTTTTCAATAAGTTCGTTAATCGTATAACCATCTATATTTTCATAATGATTTCCTTTGTCGTTTTCATACAAATCTTTTTTGTATAAAATAGAAATAGTTTCTGTTAATTCATCTACTTCATTTTTTTTATCGTCAATTGAAATAAAATTGTATATATTATTTAATAAATTTCTTGTGATTGTCATAATTTCTGATTTTGAAATAATTCCATTTATCATTAAATTTATATAAAATGATGCTAATGATTTTCTTTTCTCATTAATCTTATTAATTTCACAAAATCTATCATAATTTTCGTTTGGATCAACATATTCAATATTATTAAATAAATCCATAAACCTCTTTAAATTATCTTCACAAGCTAACTTAATAAAATTAAATTCACTAGATAAATCAGAATATAAATCAGCATAAATTTTAGAATAATACCTATTCGACGAAGCTATATCAAATATATTAACACTTATTTTAACTAATTCAGTGTTGGAATTTTGAATTTCTAATTTACCAATTATTTCAACAATTTTATTACGCATATCTATATAATTTTTCTCTGTAATTTTATTAATATAAACTCGTATCAAATCAATATCAGCATCTAAACCAACTTTAGATTCAATTTTAGTTGTTTGAAAATTTCTTATCGATTCCCAATCTTCATCATTAATAATTTCGGTCGCTTTATTATTTTTGCGTTTTTTAGGAATATTAATATCTTTAGGATTTTCAGTTTTGAGTGGGTTCTCTCGTTTTTGAAATATAGGTGTTTTAACATAATCTGGAGATCCTACTTGCATTGCTAATACAGATATCGTTTCTAATGTTTCGTTTGGTACTTTATAGTCAAATCCTTGAAAAATAATATTTTGTACATCTGCTAATGTATATTTTAAAGCAGTGCTCGTATTACTCAATGTTTTTGTTGCCATATTATATTGTGTATTATAATTTAAAATTTTACTTTTATATCAATTTTTTTTTAAATATAATAATTTAATAAAATACACTTAAATAGATTTAAATATATTATATTACATAATGACAATGAATATTGAAAATATCAATATTACTGAAGAATTTGTGGGAGAAGAACCACCCTTAACAGAAATTAAACATTGGGACGAATTAGAATTAAATTCTAAACTTTTAAGAGGTATTTTTGCTTATGGCTTCGAAAAACCTAGTCCCATTCAACAAAAAGCTATTAAACCTATTATTCAAGGAAGAGACGTTATTGCTCAAGCTCAATCCGGAACAGGTAAAACAGCTACTTTTACTATTGGCGCACTTCAACGAGTCAATTTAAGTGAACACAAGACACAAATATTAATTTTATCTCCTACTCGCGAATTATCTACACAATCATCAAAAGTAATTTCTAGTATTGGAAGTTTTATGGATGGGCTCAAGGTTCAAACTATTTTCGGAGGTTCTTCAATTGAAGAAAGCAGTAGTTTTTCAAATAAAAATGTACCTCATATTATTTGTGGTTGTCCAGGAAGAGTTTTTGACATGATGCGTAGAGATAAAATTAGCAGCAAAAATATCAAACTAATTATTTTAGATGAGGCAGATGAAATGTTATCAGCAGGGTTTAAAGATCAAGTATATAATATATTTCAATACCTTAATAATGATGTACAGGTTTGTTTAATTAGTGCGACATTGCCAGAAAGTATTAATCATATTATTCAAAAAATTATGAGAAATCCAATTAAGATTTCAGTTAAACGCGAACAATTAACGCTTGAAGGTATTAGACAACATTTCATAGCTGTAGATGACGATAGACAGAAATATTCAACCCTAAAGAATTTATTCTCTTTTATATCTCTATCTCAATGTATTATTTATTGTAATAGTATTAAACGAGTTGAAGATCTATATGAAGCGATGCGTGAAGACGAATTTCCAGTATGTCGTATTCATAGTAGTATGGAAAAAATTGACCGTGATAAAGCCTTTAATGAATTTAGAAATGGTAATTCGAGAGTTTTAATTTCTTCAAACGTTACAGCACGAGGAATAGATATTCAACAAGTTAGCATAGTTATTAATTTTGACATACCAAAATGCGTCCATACTTATTTACATAGAATCGGACGTTCTGGTAGATGGGGTAGAAAAGGCGTTGGAATTAATTTTATTACACGACGAGATATAGGACAATTAAAGCGAATTGAAGAACATTATTCTACACAAATCAATGAAATGCCTGAAGATATAGAATTTTTAAAACACCTATAAACCTATAAATATATTTACGTAAAAATAAGTCATTATATATTCTTTTTTAAATATAATGACTACCGAAACTAAAATAAACGAAGTAAATGATTATTTTAAATTACCAATTTATTATAATGAAAATAAAATACAGTTAAATAAAAATATAATTACTGATTTAGAACTAGTTACGACTATAGATCAATCTTGTAATCCTATTTATAATTTTTATTTTGATAATGATAATGATATATCTAAACAAATAAATAATCAAGTATGTAAATATTATACTGATGATGTTTTATTTTTAAAAGATAATCAAACTTTATTAAAAGAATTTAAAAATGTAAATGTCAAATATACTGATTATTCACCTAATTATAAAAATATCGTAGAAATATGGAATGAGCTTAAAATTGATACTGGGTTTAAAGATCGTTATTTATTTATTGAATGGGACACTATTGAATTTTTAAATCGTTCTGAATTTTTTTTACAGTTTATGAGTATTTATAATTTAATGTCACCACTTATATCACTCTTAGTCCCTATTATCATATTGATTATACCGTTTTTCATAATTAAATTAAGAGGACTATCGCTTACTATACAAGAATATATTCAAGTACTTAAAATCGTAGCACATCAAAACGCAGTTGGAAAATTATTTGTAGTAAATTTTAATGATATAAATATACAAGAAAAATTTTATATTTTAATTTCAGCAATATTTTATATATTCTCAATCTATCAGAATTTTATGGTTTGTGTTAGGTTTAATCGCAATATGAAAAATATACATTGTCATTTTAATGAAATTAAAATTTATTTAGATCATACCATTAATTCAATGAACAATTATTTAAAATATTCAAATGAACTTAAAAGTCATGAACACTTTAATTCCGTAATTCAAGACAAATTATTAGTTTTAAAAAATATTCAAAACAAAATAAGAATGATTACTGAATATAATATGTTTAATTTTACTAAAATTAAAGAAATAGGTTATGTGTTAAAAACGTTTTATGAGTTACATACAGATAAAATCTATGATGATGCTATAATGTATTCATTTGGATTTCATGGATATATTGATTGTATTAATGGATTACAAAATAATATCATTGAGAGAAAAATTAATTTTGTATCTTATACAGATGACAATAAAAAATCCAGATTTGATAATGCATACTATGCAACTTTGAAAAACTTAAAACCGATTAAAAATACTATTAAATTCAAAAAAAATATGGTTGTTACTGGTCCTAACGCATCAGGTAAAACAACTATTTTAAAATCGACTATAATAAATATAATATTATCTCAACAATTTGGTTGTGGATTTTTTGATTCTGGTAAATTGAAACCTTTTAAATATATTCATTGTTATTTAAATATACCCGATACATCAGGTAGAGATAGTTTATTTCAAGCTGAAGCTCGTAGATGTAAAGAAATATTGGATACGATCGACAATAATCAAGATAAAACACATTTTTGTGCTTTTGATGAGTTATATTCAGGAACTAATCCAGAAGAAGCTGAATTGAGTGCTATAGCATTTATGAAATATATCACAAAAAATAAAAATGTATTTTGTATTTTAACAACACATTTCATTAAAGTATGTAAAAAACTTGAAAAAACTTATATGATTAAAAATTATAAAATGAAAACTGAAAATAATGACGGTTCGCTAATTTATAAATATATTTTAGAAAATGGAATTTCAAAGATAAAGGGAGGTATTAGCGTTTTACAACAGATGAATTATCCAAAGGAAATAATTAATGATACAATTAATAAATAAAGTTATAAAATTCGTTAGTTAATTAATTAATTTATATAATCTTTTTGTAATAAAATGACAAACTTTACAGATATATTCAATACATCATTTTTTATAATTTTAGCAATAATATTACTTGTCGTTGCTCTTCTCGTTTTATATTATGAGAGTAAAATGAGAGATCAAAATCACAAAATTGCGTCAATGTTAAGTTTAGTATCGACATTAGCAGAAGATATGAACGTCATGAAAATGGGATTAAATACTTTAATAGTATCAGGCGGAACACAATATAAACATGCGGATTCTGAAAATTTAGGAATAACAAAAAATAATATACATAACTCTACTGAAGAAAATTTAGCGTTAATTGAAGTTTCTGATGATGAAACGAACGAAGAAACTGATGATGAAAGTGATAATGAAGGTGATAATGAAAGTGATAATGAAAGTTCTGAAATAGACGAGAATGTTTATGATAAATCAAACTTAGATTCTCATGTAGATTCTTCTAATGTTGAATCTGACATTGAATCTGACCTTGAATCTGATATTGAATCTGACCTTGAATCTGATATTGAATCTGATATTGAATCTGATAATATTGAACTATTGAATGAAAATAAACATATAACATTAAATAATACTTTTGAACCTCATAATAATTTATTAAGCGACGACAAAAAAAATATTAAAGTTCTTACAGTAAATTTACTAAACGATAAAAATAACGATAATTTTGGTCAAAATGATGAAAGTTCATTCGATTTGAATTTAGAAGAAAACGAATATTTAGAAAATTTTGAACTTACAGATGAAATAGACATACCAGAAATTAGAGGAGAATATACTGAGCAATTATTAAGTCTTCAATATGATTTAGATACAAAAGAAGATAATAATACTATTAATGAGAATAATGTATCTTTAGTAGAAGTTAAAAAAGATGAAAATGATTTAAAAATGACAAAATCTATTACGATTAATTTAAGCGATGATACTCATAATACTAAAGACGAAACAATCGACTATAAAAAACTCCAATTACCCAAACTAAGAACTATTGTTGTTGAGAAAGGTTTAGTTTCTAATACCGATGCTTCGAAACTTAAGAAAAATGAAATACTTAAATTGCTTGGAGCAGAATAAAATTTTAAAATTTTATTATAAATATAAATTATATAAATGTCGTGGGCGACTTGTTATAATGCTTCTAATAATATAGATTTTAATTATCCGCCAATAATGGCTGACGGTAGAAACTACGCAACTTGGCAGCCGGATGCTGTTATTAATGAAAGGATTCAGGTTAAAGAAGGAATTCAATCTAATTGGGGTTATAGACAATTTCTGCAGAAAAATGGTTTACAAATAATGAACTATAATAGTGAAGAAGCATGTTATACGCTAGGATTAGATCCACATGTTAAAACGGACAGAACTCCGTCTGATAATGTACCATTTACCTTTAAAAATACATTTGATACTAGTAGACCTGGATACGGATATTGTAATTCTGATTTGAAAAATCCATATCTTTCAAGAGAACAATTAAATGCTAGATTAGTTTCACCTTCTATTAACCCAGCTAATTTTAAATAATTGAAAAACATAATAAATAAGTTATAATAATATTATATATTATGAAAATATTGAGTATTGATGTTGGGATAAAGAATTTAGCGTTTTGTCTTTTTGAAAAAGAAATAAACACTGAGCATTTTAAAGTAATTAAATGGGATACAGTTAATTTATCACAAGAAGAGACTTTTAAATGTATGTTTATTGAAAAAAATATATTATGTAATAAACCAGCTAAATTTAAAAAAAATAATAATTGTTATTGTTTAAAACATTCTAAAAAACAACAATACCAAATACCAACATCTCAACAAAAACCAACATTTATTAATAAACAAAAAATAAGTAATTTGTATGAAATAGCTGATAATCATAATATTAAATATGAACCAAAAATAAAAAAAACAGAATTAATAAAATTAATAAATGAACATATACAGCAAATATATTTTGAAACAATTGAAAGCAAAAAAGCCAATGAAGTAGATCTTTTTAATATAGGTATAAACATTAAAAATAAATTTAATGAATTATTTACTGATGAAAAAAAAATAGATTACGTCATCATTGAAAATCAAATTGGTCCACTCGCAATAAGGATGAAAACTATACAGGGTATGATTGTACAATATTTTATTATGTCAAATCTAAATGTAGAACATATTGAATTTATATCTGCCTCAAATAAACTTAAAGACTGTGATTTGAAAGATAAAGAAAAGTATAGTGACAGAAAAAAAATAGGTATTACAAAATGTTTCGAAATTTTGACAAACGATTTTAGATTTAATGAACATACTAAATATTTTGATACTCACAAGAAAAAAGATGATTTAGCAGATTCTTTTTTACAAGGATTATGGTTTATTAATAATAAAAAACTTTAATTTAATTGAATGTTTTAATAATTTAATTTAATTTAATTTTGATAAATATATATTGTAATTCGTATTACTTAAAATTAAAAGTTCTATTTAATCAATAAATATGTCTGATTTAATGGAACTTACAGAATTAGATTTTAATGATAATAATTTCGGTAGTCAAAGTAAAACTACTAATTTTGGCGGAGGTTTAGAACTTTTAATGAATGATAAAATGAGAGAAAATAATAGACCTACTAGCGATATTGATATTGAAGATCTTAGTAGACTGGAAAATGAATTAAATGATTTAGTTGAAGATATGCCATCATCAGGATTCGCTCCTAAATCTGATCTATTTGATAAATCTAGTGTTTCTTTTGATGAACAACCATCCATCAATTTGAACGGTTTTGGTAGTGATGAACCTAACAGAAATTTAGGAAGAGCTACCTCAGAAACTGAAAATGACAGTAAAACTTGGGATGGTTACGGTAAATTTAATAATATTCCATTAAATCCTGATAAAGCGATACCTCTTGAACCCAGATTATCAAAGGAAGAAATGCTAAGAGAAAAATTTAAGTATTTAAGAAAGCTAGAGGCTTTAGAAAAAAAAGGTGTAGAACTATCCAAAAAATATTCAATGGATTCTTCTTTACAGGAAATGATGGGAGAATATGAAACTATTATGGAAGAAAAATCTAAACAAAACTCCGTTAAGTTTCAAGGAAATATGCTTATGGCATTAATTAATGGTATCGAGTTTTTGAATGGCAAATTTGATCCTTTTGATATTAAATTAGATGGTTGGTCTGAGCAAGTTCAAGAAAATATTACTGATTATGATGACATTTTTGGAGAACTTCACGATAAATATAAAAGCAAAGCATCCATGGCACCTGAACTTAAACTATTATTTCAGCTTGGAGGTAGTGCAATGATGGTTCATATGACTAATACAATGTTTAAATCTGCTATGCCTGGAATGGATGATATATTACGTCAAAACCCTGATTTAATGCGTTCATTCCAAAATGCTGCTGTTAATTCAATGGCTCAAACAAATCCCGGATTTTCTGGCTTTATGTCAAATATGATGAATCCAGAAGTTCCTAGAGGAATGGGACCTCCACCTCCTCTAGCTACTCAAGGCCCTAATGCTGTCCCTCCTCCTCTTGGAAGACCTGGTAATAATAATTTTGCTAGACCTGATTTGAATCTTAGCAGAAGTAATTTTGATGACGGAATTAATCTAAGAGAAAATTTTGAACGTCCTGATTTTCAAGATAGAACGACCAAAAGACCTAGTCCTTCTACTCGTCCTGAAATGAGAGGACCAACTGATATTAATGATATTCTATCTGGTCTTAAAACGAAAACTATTAATATCCAAGAACCGTCTCCTAACGTAAACAATGACAGTAGTACTATTAGTTTTAATGATTTGAAAGATTTACAAAATGAAGGAAATATGCCAAAAAGAAGTGGAAGGAAAAAAAAGTCAGCTAGTAATATCGTTAGTTTAGATATTTAAAATTATTTTATTTGTATTTTACTTTATATAAATTTGTATTTTACTTTATAAATTTATATTATATTTATCTGCGTATATTATGGTAAATTGATATTTTACCTAACCAATATATTTTTTTTAGTTTATAATTTAATATATATTTATCAAATATATTAGGTATCCATTTACAAATTGGAATTGTTGTTTGTCTTATGTTTTTT